TCGTAGACAGCCTTAGCTGACTTGATGAAAGATGTCATTTTGATCTACAGACGAATATAATCTCTAAGTAATGTAAAGAAATATGTCAGTTGTATCGATGCTTGCGGGTGTTGGTCTTCTCAGCGTCTGCTGCCTTTCTTCAAGTGTAGCAACGACCATAATGGGTGGTCAGAAGGGACTCTCGGCTATGGGACCCTCGTCCACAGGACCCTCGTCCACAGGACCAGCCCCTCCAAGTGGACCACCAAAAGGTCGCTATGTGAAATTGGAGCATACTGTTGCTTATGATGAGAGTGCCGAGGGTAACGTTGACGACAAAAACCGAATTATCAACCTCGCAGAACTTGAAGTGTTTGATGCGAGTGGTACAAACTTGGCTGCGGGTAAAACTGTCACTGGAAGTTCTGAATATTCTTCAACACATGGTTACATAAATCTGACCGACGGTAAAAAGACTAATTTTGCTCACACAAAGGGTAGAACCGAAGAGGAGATTGATTATTTACAAGTTGACCTCGGCGCAGAAAAGGAAATTAAGAAGCTTGTTATCACAAACAGAACTTCATGCTGTAAGAATCGCGCTATTGGTGTCAAAGCTGTTATTTTGGCAGCTGATGGTACTACCGTAGTTAAGGAAACTCCAGCTATCACAAATACAGCTGATACCTACACTCTCACTTTCCCAGGAAATACATGGAGCTAACCTAAGTCGTGACTTGCTACTTAAAAATTAGATAAAGACGAGAGAAAGCTACACGCATGTATTCGGCTATTGCCAACAACAGTTTTTCCTACCTCCTCACCCTTGATGAGTTTAGGAAACAACTTCCCGACGAAACAAGACCTTCTTGGATAAAGATTACGACAATCACTATGGTCTCAAGCTTTATCCAAGACATTGACATAAAGAAACTTCGCAGCACCTTTGAGGAATTGGGGTCATACAAGTTGAAACGCGTTGGTACTGAAAGTGCCGCGGGGTTTGAATGGAAATTGAAACCGACAACTTTTTACAATCAAGTGACTCTCACATACCATGACAGTTACAGTACGAAGTCTGTCAAGGTTTTTCCGAATGGTTCTATTCAGGTCGCAGGATGCTGTGATCTCTTTGACTGTAAGAGGATTATCACCCAATTGACCCACATCTTCAAAACCTTTTTGGGAATGGAGATTCAAATGCCAGTGGATTCCTTCCGAGTTGTCATGATCAACTCCAACTTCTCCCTCAACTACAACGTCAATCTCATGAGGGTGGCTCAACACTTTGAGAACCACTCCGAGATCTTTAAAGTCTCTTTTGAACCCGACAGATACTCAGCTGTAAAAATCAAGTTTCAACCGGCTCAAGATATGAAAGAAATTACGACGAGCATCTTCTCAACTGGCAAGATTATCATTACTGGTGCAGAGACCCTCAAAGAGATTGCCTTTGCGTACAACATTATCAATCAACACATCAACGACGATCCCCAGATTAGGGTATCTCCAACCACTGAGACGGATGTCTTTGATACATTTTTGGGACACAAGTGTGAACCCATGGTTGAACACCTGAGAGCAAAGGGATTCAACTCCTGGCTCCAGACGATCACGAATAGACAAATTAATTTCTAATCCTAATTTAATAAAGATGTCTCAACGACTTGGAATGGCCGACGGGCGATGCTTCACCCTCAACTCCTCAGCCCAGCTTACCAATAACTACATCATGGAACAAAACAAAATTTCCCGCGAAGACAACTATAGCTACCGTCAACTTCTTCAAAAGCAGGGGCCAGAACTCCTCAATAAGATCCAAGAACAATCTCGTTCCAGCTGTGATCCATGCGACCGATACACCGATATGTCCAAGACTTATTAGACGGTGTGATAAATTTCAATAAAAACTTTGAAACCATACTCTAGAATGTCACAATGTGCCATATGTCTCAATGAGGTAAGGTCAACAAGGACCAATACCCCGATCCGTTGTGGACATATGTTTCATTCCCACTGTCTAGAGGAATGGAAAAGTAAAGGTAAGAATACTTGTCCCATATGTAGAAAAGTGTTTGACGTTTCAAAATTTAAGGTTACTGTGACGGTTCAGAACAATTACACAGCGCAGTCTAATGCTGTGTCATTGGAGAGTGAAGCCGTTTTCAATATAATGGATATATTTGATATGTCTTTTGATGTTGAAAATACAGTGGATTTAGACAGTCTTCTTGCGGACCTTGGGGTGAGTCTTTCCGACCTTGATGCCCTTGTCCTTGACGCAGAATGAGCTACAGTATCGCTCGTAGTTTAGACCAGGATAGTTCCTATCCGCCTTCCGAGGATCTTTAATCGCCTTGCCAGATGCATCAACCAGAAGCGGTCCTGTCGCCCACCCCCGCTTGTGGCTGAAGACATTAGCTCGGAAAACAATTCGCTTATTTGGTGCAAATTTACCAGCACGCTTTACGCGAGAGACTGGAACTTTGAAGAACTTTGCCACAGACTCTTGTGTGTCACCGGGTTTAATGCGATACTCCACAACACTGTGTTGAACATAGAAGTGGAAGTCGCCTTGACGAATGTAGTTTGTTGGTCTTCCAGGAGACACAAACATCATGACTTTATAGTATCCCTTCTTACACTTTTCATTGGCTTTCACACGATAGATCTTTCCGGGGTTGTCGGAAAGAACCGCCTTTGGAAGTCCAGTGCAAGTTGTGTAATCATTTGGTTTATTTGAGAGACCCGAACGATCACCTGGGATTGATTTTTGCCACCTGTAAGCTTCATAGTCACCAACGGCATAGGCATAGCAGTTATTGTTACCTATACCAGTGGCAGTCCCCCAACGACGGTTGGTGAACTTTCTTTCAGAACCACTTGTGGGAAGAAGGTCCTTTTTCATTTGTAGTTGGTACAGAAAAAAATATAGCTATTTAGTAAAATGCAAGTCCTCGACCGTGTCGCCAAGTCTGAAACCAAGTCGGATATGCTCACCGAGCTTCTCCTCTTCATTCTCAATATTCTCATCGCGACCTTCGTTCTCCGATACGCGTGGAACCGATCCCTCGTGAAGCACATCACCATTCTCAAGCCAATCTCTACCATGCTTGATGCTTTCATCCTTGCCTTGTCCCTCAGCATTGTTCGGGCTTAAATCTCGCTGTAACCCACAATCTTTTCGCCATTAGGGCTCACGAGGGTTGGGAAGGCTTCCATACCTGAACAACCCTCCTTATCGCAATCCACAAATCGGTGGGGTTTGTCATTCTTCTTCATGTAATCTAACTGTTTACGAGTCCATCCACAGCCCATGGTCCCGTAAATAGTCCACTGTTCTCCATTTGAAACTGACGCGCCAGCGCGTCTCTTTCCTGTTTGGGAGAGAATCAAAAGATCAACGAGTATGAGGAGAGCAAGAAGCCACATAGTTTTATTATGTACAAATATAATAAATGTCGTCAACTGTATTGTCTATTGGAAACAAAAATGTTACGCTCAAGTACACCAGAAAAATGCCTCGTGGTGAAGTTGAACGGATGAAGTCATTCGTTACAAAAGGTGGGGTAAAGCTCATCAAGACACCAAAGTTCAAGATACTTTCTGTGGTTGATGAGGGTACAAAGAGGGTTTTTAAAGTTGTACTTTGATTACATATTTTTTATGAATTTACACATTTGTTCCTTAGTTAATTTTGGATCTAACTTGAACATCTTAACCAAATCTTCCTTTTTGTAGAGACGGCACTTCTTCTTTTCAATCTTGAGGTCGCCGTTCTTGTTTATGAAAACTCTTAGTTTTGGTTTTGGTGTCATCACTTTCTTTTGAGCTACAATCTTCTTTTCTATGCTACGAACTTGGTTCATGACAGATGGATCGCGTTTAGCAATACCAGGTCTCTTTGGTGGGACCTTCTTTTTGGCAGCCTCTTTTTCGAGGACAGCCTTGGCGCGTCGGATGGCGCTCGCAGTAGCGGGTTTGACGACAACTTTTGGTTGTGGTTTGGGTGTCATCACCTTCTTTTTAGGTAAAACTCGTCTAAGAATGCTAACTCTCTTCTTTGATTGAAGAAATGGGTGATTCAAAATTTGATCATAGGTGGGAAGATCTTCGTGCTTCATGGGGCGAAGACGTCTAGATGTAATATATGGATTGGTTGAACCAAGGTATTTTTCTGGAAACAAATCTTTTATGAATTGCTTAACCTTTGTCAATTTTGTGTAGGTATAAATGATATTCATAATGTAATGAACATCATACATGTAATGTGATCCCACATAAATACCATCGTTTTTGTATTCGCCACTCGCGACATTTGGATTTCTAATACCTTCAATCGTTGAAAGACCAAAATCAATAATGATTGGTTTGTTGCCTTCCAATACAAGGATATTGTTCCAGTGAAGATCGTGATGTCTAAACTTTGGATACTTCTCGTGGATTCTCTTCAAGTTCTTAACGAGTTGTGAAATTAGGGAGCGGTAATCTTCGGGTGATTGTGGTTTTTTCATCCATTGTTGAAGAGTTTCACCTTTGACATACTCGAAATAAAGAACATCAACAGTACCACAATCCTTAAAGTGATACATACGAGGAACGCCCATACCCTTCAACTTTTCCGCGATGCGATATTCCATCTTAGCAGTGGGTTCATCAGTAACTTTCATAGCAATTTTTGTGTTACATTTATCTTCTAGGCAACCATAAAATACAGCACCGTGAGCCCCCTCACCAAGTTTTCGGAGGTTCTTACCCTTTTCAATACGAAGACCCACATTTGAGAAAAGTTCATTTGAGTCACAAGCTTTCTTTCCTCGCAAAAATTTCTTAACTTCTTCACCGACCGCGTTCTTCTGAGCGTCGGTCTTGGCATTGTTGGCAATATGGACAAGGTCCACAAGCTTCACCATACTTATTACAAACTAAGAAAAGTTTTTAGTGAGTCTGGCCAATACTCTTCGTCTCCGTATTGAGCGTATATTTCTTCAACAAGGGCGTCTTTTCCCTGATATCCCATAACATGCTCTATAATGTCTAAGTTTTCATTTGCGATCGCACCCACCATAGTTGGGTACGAATAGAGCTCCATAATTTCTTCATACTTATGAAGACTGAACGCAGTTGAACATGTATTCATGAAAACCTCAAACATTTCAGTGGC